CCGCGGCATCGGCGAAGCTGGCGACCAGCTCTACCTGGTCCTGCAGGTCGCCACCGGCATCACCGCCGGTTCGGCCGGCACGGTCCAGTTCCAGTTGTCTTCGGACGACTCTGGCACGCTGGCCACCAACGGCACGCAGTCGATCCACCTGCAGACCCGGGCCTTCACCACGGGCACCGGCACCGGCACGACCACGCTGAAGGCCGGCACCGTGCTGGGCGTGTTCGCGCTGCCGATCGAAGGCGTGACCTACGAGCGCTACCTGGGCGTCCAGCAGGTCACCGGCACGGCCGCGATCACGGCCGGCGCGATCGACGCGTTCCTCACGCCGACGCCGGCCGCGTGGAAGTCCTACGACGCGCCGTTCCAACTGTGAGTGACAGGGGCTGATCGATGAAAGTCCGAGTGGTACAGACCGCCTTCCACGAAGGCGCCAGAGTGCGGGTTGGTGACGTCATCGACGTGGCCGACACGTTCAAGGCGAGCTGGTTTGTACCGCTCGAATCGATCGGCCCCGGCACCCCGGCCCGCCCCGCGCGCAGGCGCGAGGCGCCGGTGGCGCTCTCCCAGTTGGCCAAGGAGGTTCCGACCAACATGGTCGAGAACCTCGTCTGATGCACAGGGGCTGATAGATGACGACCCGCACCGCAAGCGTCACCGGCCGCCGGCCGGTCGACCAGGCGTTCCCTGGCGAGAGCTCGCTGATCACCTGGGCTGACCTGCAGAACGGCGACGACGGCGAGGCTGTCCAGTTCGGTGCCTTCACCGACCGCAGCATCCAGTTCGGCGGCACGTTCGGCGCGGGCGGCACGATCGTGCTCGAAGGCTCAAACGACGGCGTGAATTACCTGCCGCTGACCGACCCGCAAGGCAACCCGATCAGTAAGACCACCGCCGCGATCGAGGCCATCAGCGAGGCCACGCGCTACGTGCGGCCGCGCGTGACCGCGGGCGACGGCACGACCAACCTGGCCGCCTACCTGTTCTTGAGGGGCTGACATGAACGTGACCGAGGCCCTGATCGAACTGCGCAAGGGGCTGCGCGTCTACAAGGCGTTCGAGCGCGCCGAAGAGCTCGCCCAGGCCGTGGGCGGCCTGGAGCAGAACCAGCGCGAGCTGCAGGCCGCGGTGGACAAGCTGCGCGACGACCTGGAGGCCGCCAAGGCTGCGCACGCGCAGACGATGGAGCAGCTCGTGGCCGAGCGCCAGGCGGCCGAGGAGGCCGCGCTCAAGGCACAGGACGCCGCCAAGGTGGCCGGCAAGGCCACGATCGAGGCGTCGGAGCGGCGCGTGGCGGCGCACTCGAAGAAGCTGGCCGAGCTGGAGCTCGATGCCGAGGCCCGGCGCAACGCCATGCAGGCTCAAGCCGCCGACGCTGAAGCCCAGCGCGACGCAGCGGTGAAGGAGCTCGACGCGCTGACGGCCAAGATCGACAGCGCGCGGGCGCAGATCGCCAAGCTGCTGGGATGATCAGTGGCTGACGACGTCACCCTACCTGGCGACGGCTCAGTCGTCGCCACCGACGAGGTCGATGGCCGCCACTACCAGCTCGTAAAGCTGGTCGTTGGCGGCGAGGGCGAAGCATCACTGCTCAGTCGCGACAGCCCGCAGCCGGTTGTTGATGAGATCGTCGAGCTCATGCTGCGACAGGTGCTTGCGCGACTGAACAGTCCTACAGGGTACGACGCCAACCTGAACCGAGGCCGGGTCACGGCGATCCTGGAATCCGGGACCGTTTCGTCGGTCACCTCGGTCAGCACGGTCAGCACCATATCAACGCTTTCCACGGTGTCCAACCTGGTTAGCTTAAACAATACGCCGTCCGATGTCTTGGTGATCCACCAAGCGCGATCAGCTTGGGCGTCCAATGTCCGCTCTTTGGTGACTTGATATGTCAAACAATTTCAAGCGCGGCATCGACCGCATGATGTGGGCGCCTGCTACGCAAGCCCCCGTAGCTCACGTTATTGGTACAGGTTTTGCAAGCGATATGCGGTCTGACGTATCGCGCAACCCATACGTCTACTACCTAACCAGCGTGACCACGCTGTATAGGTACAACGTGGTCACGAAAGGTTGGGACATCGCGAACGCCTCGCTGGGGTTGGGCGGCAGTACGAACGCCGGTATGGGTGTGGTTTTCGCACCAAACAAAGGCCTGGTCGGAACGCTAAGTGGCGGCTCCCCAACACGTATTACCTTAAGCACCGTTGCGGCTGCGATCGGAAACAATGTCTGGGCCAACCGAGGCGGTTCAGGCGATTACGGGTTCAAAATTCGCATCATCAGTACGTCGGCTGGCAAGACAGAAGAGCGGTTCATATCCGCAAACAGCGCCGGAACCGTCAACATTGATGTAACAGTCGACACTCCGTTCTCGTTTACTCCTGCGGCTGGCGATATTTATGAGCTGCTTTCAGGCTCGGTCTACTGCTTTAGCGCAGGCACCGGAACAAACCTCAGACGTCTAGATATTGCAACAGGTTTTATCAACGCCACTAACAGCCCAGGAACAACCGGCGTACAAAGCTGTTTGATCGCCCTGGATGAGCAATATACGCCCTACGATTGCCACCCAGGCGAGGGCATGATCAAAGGCCCTTACCTGTACGACAGCGGCTTGGTTGACAGGTACGCACTTGTTGCTACAGGCGCGACATCGACCACGCTTACCGGACACCTGACTGGTGGCGACTACGATGTCGTCACCAACGAGTACCGAAATTTTCAAATCCGCATTGTCGAAGACACGACGACGCCTTCTGCCGTTGGCCAGCGTCGGTTCATTGCGTCTCACACCTCAGGCCCATCTGCGGTGTACACGCTTGGCAGCGCATGGACGACAACACCATCACTGGACGCCAAATACGTCATCGAGCTGCCGAATATCATATTGCTGCGCACAAACGGTTCGACTTTACTAGCAGCATTCAACTACGGAGACCAAAATTATCAGAACGGCACAGCAAATGTGCCAGCTAATACTTGGTTCAATCTTGCCACATCAACTACCGCGGCACAATCAGGTGCATTCTGGATGCCATCTTGGGGCATTCGTCCTGACGAGCTAAAAAGCTCCCGGAACTCTTACTGTTTTGCAACCAGAGCAAGCTCCAGTAGCTCAATCGATTTGTTCGATCTTGCTGGTGGAACTTTGGGGACGTGGACGTCCACCATAACCTATGATGGACAAAACACCACAGGCATAACCACCGGGTCTTGTGCAGCTTATGACCCGATAAACAACGAAGGCAGGATGAACTACATTCAGGTGTACGCCACAAACGTGGCGAACACCATGCGGCGTTTCGACGTGCAGAACCGCACACTGACGCCGTTCGTATCCCCGGACACTGTAGAAAACGTGACGGGTAACAGTGGTGACAGGATGGCTGTTTACGCGACTGACGGGAGTGGAGACTCCTACACCAACATCCTGCATCTGCGGATGGGCTCAACCGTTACCCACGAACTTTTGGTGCTCGCATGACCATCGACAATCTGATCCAACTCGTGTCTGCAAAGCTGATGCAACTGAACGGGGCCAAGGCGGCCGCGCACAGCATCGGTGACGTGCAATCCATCATCGTGCTCGAAGCCCAGATCACTCAGACCGAGTCGACGCTGGCGATGCTGCGGGCCCTCTGATGCTCCTGCTGCTGTTCCGCGGAAGCCAGGGGCCGGTCGTTAGCGCGATCGACTGGCTGCGCATCCGCAGGCGCCGTCGCCGTTGACGGTGTCCGTGTGAACTGAGCTCACGCCTACAGTGCCGTCATGGCCAGCATCGTTGACATCGCCAACACCGCCCTGAGCCACCTTGGCGCCGATGCCGTCGTGGTTCAGTTGTCGCCGCCCGACGGCAGTGTCGAGGCCGGCCATTGCGCCAGGTTCCTGCCAATCGCGCGCCAGTCCGCGATCGCCTCGCACTCCTGGAGCTTCGCGCGCAAGCGCGTGGCCCTGGCCGAGCTGACCAACGACAGCACGCAGTGGGCCTACAAGTACCAGCTCCCGTCCGACTGCCTGCGCCCGCGCAAGATCCTGGCGGCCGATGAGCTCGACGCGCCTGAGCGCAACGGTGCCCCGTTTGAGCGCGAGGGCGACGCGCTCTACACCGACCGCGAGGACGCCGTCCTCATCTACACGCGCGACGTGACCGACACCACCAAGTATCCGGCCGACTTTGTGACCGGCCTGGGCATGCTGCTGGCGGGCTACCTGGCCGGGCCGATCATCAAGGGTCGCGAGTCGATCTCAATCGGCAACTCGTGGACGCAGGCCGGCATGAACGCGCTGCGCACGGCCGCCGCGCTTGACGCCAGCGCC